GGACAACATGAATTCAATCCACCACATGATCATGATGGTAAATTGTCTTTTGTTGCATACTTACAGATACCCGAAGAATTAAAAAAAGAACACAAAGCTTTTACAGGTAAGTCTTGTGGTCCTGGTGGAATACAATTTATATATGGTGATGGGCCAAGGGATTGCGTGACTTATCAATCATTCTTTCCAGAAGAAGGTGATATGTATATATTTCCTGCATGGTTGAAGCACTGGGTTGCACCGTACAAATCTGATGTAACAAGGATCTCTGTTAGTGGTAACGTGCATGACTCTGCACCGTTGAATGCTATACAAAGTTTTGGTCCTGAATATTTAAAGAGTAAAAAATGATGAGTGATGAAGATTTAAAGGAATATGAAGATAATATAAAGCTAGTCTCTAGGTTAAAAAAATCTAATAAATACAACTATTTAGAAGCAAAACGTATCGAGGACCACGGAACACGGATCTACGATATAGATGGTTCTAGACTTCCGTCTGTAACTACTATATTAGGGCGCACTAAAGATCAACAATTCATAAAAGATTGGAAGGCCAAAGTTGGAGAAAAAGAAGCAGACAGAATCAAAAATTTATCTAGTAACAGGGGGACTGCCATGCATAAGTTCCTGGAGCATTATATACTCAGAACTGGCTACGATGATCTTACAGAACTCGGACAGAAGGCGAAAGCCATGGCCCAAAAAATTATTGAGTTTGGTCTTGCACCTGTGGAAGAGTGGTACGGGTCGGAAGTTACGTTATACTATCCTGGTCTTTACGCTGGGTCTACTGACCTCGTATGCCTTCACAATGGATTAGAAACTATAGTTGATTTTAAACAATCTAATAGACCTAAGAAAGAAGAATGGATTGAAGATTATTACTTACAAATAGCCGCGTATGCTATGGCGCATGACTATGTGCACGGGTCTAAGATTCGTCAAGGTGTGATAATGATGTGTACGCCAGATTTATATTACCAAGAATTTAGGATCACGGACCATGAATTAAGGCAATATAAACATAAGTTTTTGAAAAGATTAGATATGTATCATGACCTAATCTTTGATGAAAAAGAACAAGCAAACATTCAAATGAAAGAGGAGGACTTTAAAAATGAATGACTATTTATTACAAACTCTTAAAGCTAGATACGAAGCTGAAATACAAGATGCTAAGTACAAAATTAATGCTATTGAAGAGCACAACATGGTGATACCTGAACACACAGATATTACAGGAGAGGTTGATAAGTTGTTGTGTAAGATTTCATCTGCTGAGGATAAGTTGGCAGTAATCAGGCGACATTATGGCGAAAATAAGGCAGAAAAAACGTTACTATAAGATTCTGTGACAGATTATAAAAAAATATTTTTTATCTCCGAAAAAAAGTGTCCAAGTGTACTTTTGACGGTTTTACCGCATAAAATAAGGTCAAAAGTGGTACACTTTTTAGTACACTTTTTATTTTTGGTACACTTTTTAATGTACCATCAAATTTCGGTTCACGCGCGCGAATGCATATTTTAATTAAATAAATCTGTGATATAAACTTATATATGCCTAGGAAAAGAAGAAAAGCTATCGCCTCAATTGTAACTCCCGACATACCTTATCCTAAAGTCCGAGTGGAGTGGATCGACTGTGTGAGTGATTCGGGCTGGGCTACTGAGAAAGAGTTTGATAAGATGAAATTAGCGAGACCTGTTAATGAGGGCTGGTTATATTCTAAAGATAAGAAAGCAATTAAATTATTTGCATCATACGACAGAGAAGACGATGGTAGCTTTAGTTTTGGGGATCGGACGATGATTCCTCGGGATTGGGTAAAGAAGATTCAGAAGATTTAGATGGAGTTACATCTATTATCTTTCCGTAGTCGTTTAAAATTTGTTTCATCTTTGCTTCTAGCTCTTGTTCTGATAGGTCCTCTAGTTTTCCTGTTTTTATTATTTTTCTATCTATGTATAGTCCTGCTGCTTTTCCTCTGTTTGCTTCCGCGTTCACAGCTGAAGAGAATGATCCTTTTTTTAAAGCGGCTTCACGAAGTCTAGCAAGTTCTGCAACATGTCCCTCGTAAGTAACTTCATGTTTTTTAAGTCTCTCTTCTTTTAATTGACCAATGTGCTTCACCACTAGAGGAGACAATCTAGGATTACATAACTCTGATCCTTCTTGTCTTGCACGTTTAGGTGAATAGCCAGCGGCTAGTGCAGCTTCGGTTTGAGTCATTGGTCCGTCTGGTCCACCGAATACTAAAAACTCTGCAAATCTCATTTGCATTTCTGTTAATCTTTTTGGCACTCCCATAGTTGACAATTTAAGGTAACTATCCTATATTGTCAACCATGAAAGATAAGTATGCGAGTTAAAGATTTACAAGAATTTCTATCTAGTTTTACAAAAGGTTCTGATGCAGTTAAGAATGCAGTAATCTTTGTAGAGAAAGATGGTAAGCTACATGAGATTAGAAGAATGGAAGTACATGAGAATGCACATCCTATCATAGGCTTACCGGGTCATTCTAGTCATAGATTAGTAATGAAAACTGAAAAACCTTCGAAGCTTATATTGCCAGATAAACTTCAAAAGGACTATTAATGAATGACAGTGTTACCCCTAAAAAACTATGGGACCAGAGCGTAAATTATACCAAAAAGTTAAGAAAAATATTAGCGATATATCTTGGATTCGACTTGAAAACTCAAGCCTTCATGGTACTCCTGATCTATTGGGCTATAATACTTCTGGCACCTTTTTCACATTAGAACTTAAAGTTACGAAGAGTAACAAGGTACGACTTTCTCCACATCAAATTAGCTTTCATTATAAGCATCCTAACAATTCGTTTATCTTAGTTGAGGACCAAAGAGACAGGTCCGTGAAACTTTTTCCAGGGTCCAAGGTGCAAGAGCTTGTAGCTTGCGGCTTGGAGCTTGAACCTTTATGCTTGACGCTTGATGCTTGTGGCTTGTTTCTTCAGGAGCTTGGCGCTTGAAGCTTGCGGCTTGTCGCTTGAAGCTTGAGACTCTTTGAGCTTGTCGCTTGAAGCTTGTTGCTTCCGGATCTTGCGCAGCTCTTCGTAATATTTTGGATGTCTGAACATTAATGTTTTCCGTAACTTATATTGCTTATATCACGATTCCAACACGCTCTGCAATCTTTACATTCATTATTCTGCTTAGATGCTGGGCAGCTGTGACTACCATCTGTTAATACTGTAGATGTCCAGGGCCAGCTCTTAACTGGCCCCTGGTTGATCATATGAGAGGATATACGAATTATTAAATTTTTTGGAACTACTTCAGGATCAATCAATGTTAAAAATTTTGCTTCACGTGTTGGCAGCCAGTGCCTGGTCTCTGGTGTTCTGTTACAGACCTCAAATATATTCTTAAGATGTTGCGCGCTCTGGATGTCTCCTGAGTCGTGCCATCTGAACCAGGGCTCACCTTTAATCAATACTACCATGGCGTCTACCCATCGAGGGTCTTGGAGCGCTTGTAGTCTTCTGTCAAGAGCTGCTCTAACATTATTAAATCTATAACGTCCTTTCATTGCATAACATCCAGCACATACAGAGTTCTTTACCTTCTGCAGCTTCACCCCGGTGATGCAATTCCAGGCTGGCAGGTTATGCGCCGGTCCCGGCATCTTTGAAGGCTTAGACAGCCCTCCTGTAATTTTTCTTGCTTCTTTTTTTAGCATGTCTTTCTCCTTTATATTGTAGGATATCAGTATATAATTTTCTTGTCAAGCTTGTTGCTTGGCGCTTGCAGCTTGCCGCTTGCTGCTTGTAGCTTGGGCCTTGCTGCTCCAGCCAGCGCCAGTGTTGAATTAAAATTTTGTTTGTTGTTTGTCCGGGTTGTCTACTCATTAATCTTCTTTTTCAGGCTCTTCGTTTATCTTTCTCATTTTCTCTTGATCTTCTTTTACCAGCCTAATAATTTCTTCTAAGGCGTCTGCTATTCTCTTCAGGTTATCATTTGCTATATACAAATGTCCGTTTATTTCTTTGTCCATAATTATTCCTTTCTAATGTATCCTACCATCTCCTGGACCAGCCGTCAAGCTTGTTGCTTGTGGCTTGTCGCTTGCTGATCCCAGGTCTCTTGACAAAGTTCGAACTTCTCTGGCCCGCAAGTGGACGTAAGTTCAAGAGACCAGGGATCAGTTTACCAGTTCTAAAGCAATAGCTGAACTTACTCTCCACTGATCCCAGGTCCATTAGGGCGCCGGCACGCATTATCGGTAATAACCTAATGGACCAGGGATCAGTCATCGCCACAGTTCCCGCAAGCTAAGGACAAGCGGTATACACAGTCGTACACTGATCCCAGATCAGGATAGTCCCTAGATTTACAAAGTTACAAGAACTTACACAGGGTTCCTGATCCCAGATCCATTGGGGACGCGACTTACATCGATGAGCCAATGGATCAGGGATCAGTTCTGGTCTTTACTTGTATTCAGGTAGAATTTAAGATTCAACCAGAAGTTGTCCCAACTTAATTAATGAAGGTCTAATAAATTAATTAAGTTAATCCAATATAATACTTGACAATCCTATTGTCAAGTGATAAAAAAATAAAAATTAATAAAGGAGAAAAAATGAAAAGACTAACACTTAACGAAGAAAAAAGAAAAACTATAGCAGGTGTGTTTCAAGATCATTGGGAAGCGACAACAAACCCAAAAAGACAGGCACACATTGAAGCTATAAAAAACTATGACAAAATGAGAGATAGTATCAAACCTCTTATCTCTAAAATTGTAAGAGAAAAATATCCTCAAGAGGATATTGATACCATAAGAAGAATGACCATGAAGTATGGTGAGAATGGTGGTCAACTTTACCATGATAATTGCTTTGAAGTTTCAACGCCTAAAGTAGGGGTAGATGAAGATGGCAACGAAGAAGAAGGAACTGATGAATTAAGAGTCAAATTTGGTTTAACTGATTTGGGTAAAGATTTTGCAAACTCTTATTATAGACAGGAATTAAAATCTAAAGATTTAAACCCTGACTATAAAGTCAAACATGAGTATAGTAATGATAGTGTGCATGATAGAAAAAATCCAAGATACTATGATGATGATAATGCCACTGACAAATATCTTGGTTTTCAAAACAGTTCTAACGAAGATAAATCTATAAAAAAACATTTACACGAATGGGACAATGATTTTAAATTATGGGTTATCGGTTCTAATTATTGCCATACTAGAACATTTAAAGTTGAGAGAACAACATTTGAAATATTTAAAATGTATCAGTTGGCGTGTGAAAATGTCGAACTTACACATAAACAATTATATTCTTATGTTGAAGATAAGATGAAAAAATTAAGATTAGGTTTAAAATCTTATAGATACTTTGATCAGGCAAAAGAACTTGCAGATAAATTAGGTGTTCCATTAAATGAAAGTATATTAAATGAAAGTTCATCTATGGCTTTATCTGTTTATAGCCCTGAGAATTTGGCTAGTTTATTAGAGGACAAAGTTCAATTAACAAGAGATCAAAAGATCGCTATGTTCAGGGAACAACAACAAGTTGTAAATTAAGTTGTTGACAGGGTATCCTATTTACTATAGGATACCCACATATACAGGAGAAATAAATTATGAAAACATTTTATATAAGTTACTATTCAAACAAAGATCAAAAGATGATTACGAGGAGAGGTAAAGAAGATGAAAAAACAAGATTAGGAATTAATCAAAAAACTCAAGTTCCTTATTTTGTTTATTTTGATATCGATAAAAATAATTACAGATGTGCAACAGGTAATTGGAAAGTGAGGTATTAATGCCAATAGAAATAAAAGTATTATTTTGGTTTATAATTATAATCTGTTGTCTTGAAATGGCGAGGGGCAGATGAGTAACTTTAATTGGTGTCATGGACCTACATGTCATAAGAGGAATACTCTCTCAAGAGTGCGAGGCAATAAGGGTAGTAAAGTTTTAAGAACAAGAAAAGTACCTATTAAAAATTATTGGAGAAGTGGTGTAGGTAGTTGGACTTATTTCTGTGATGATACTTGCATGCGAGATTATTTAGAAAAAAATATCCAAGCCATAATTGCAATCGCTCCAAGGCGCGAGGCTCTTGAAACACCAATAGATGTAGTTGTAGAAGATAAGACCGATTGGCATGGCAATCCATATAGACAAAAATCTATAAGAACTATTGACAATGCTTGACCTATCCTATATTATCCCTGATATGAAAACAAATACAGACAACAGAACAGAACTAAGGCGTAACAGATTTAGTGGACAGTCTTACATGTTAACAAAGGCAGAAGCCAAGATACATGATAGAGTGTTTATTAATGAGTTAAAAGCTACCTTAGAAGATAAAGAAGTAGGACAGGGCGGTTCTAAACTATGGGAAAAAGTTAGAGATGATCTAGACTGGTTTAGAACAAATAATGCTGAAGCTTACATGGTCTTACTAGACTAAACAAAACCCTGGGCGCTAACGCGCCCAGGGGTTCCCTTGGGGGACTAACGTATTGATACTTGGTGTAGTGTGCTACTTAAAATTGGAAACCATGGACAACCAGTTTAAACTTGTATCATGATGACTGTCTTAATCTGCTAGACTCCCCAAGGGGTCCCTAACCAAATCCAAAAATCCAAATAAACTTTGACCCTATCCCCCCTTTTTGCAAAAAGGGGTCCCACTACTCTAGGTTGTATTGCACC